GATCTGATTCCTCGACTGGTCCATAAAACTAATGGATCTTCGCGTAAGTGGATGCCTTTCAATCAAATCATAAAGAATTGCTTTCAGCCCTTGTTGGGCAAATTGCAACTCTTTAGGTTCGATACATATGGTTCTTTTAGACTTGAAGTCTTTAGGGACCACATGCAAGTGGGATATCCGACCCACTCTAGGCATAAGGTCAGGTCTCAGGTTATCCTCAGTATGATACCGAAATATCATATTAGGGAATCCTGGGACACAACCAAAGAACCACTTACGAGCACCCTTCTCCCCACCTGCAACTGCACCTGGACCATGGCGCCCAAACGGCTGTTCGAGCCACTGGGCTAATGGTGCCGCAAGCTGCCCATCCTCATACAGGACATCAGATATGTACTTTCGTGCACGTCTGACAACCCATGAGGATGCCCGCAGATCGAAGGACTCTGCCATACGCTCTTCAAAGAGTTTAATGGCATCATCATCTGTCTGCAAGGACTCCTTATCCTCGACCTTTGAGAAGGCGAGTGTAACTTGTCTTATCGCCTGCAAAACAAGCGAAAGATAGCTACGTTTACTAGGACAACAATCCAAAGTAAACAAAGGAGTGCCATCTTCCTGCCAACCCTCCTTGAAGAGAGTGTGCAAGAATACTGGCAAGCGGCTCTTCCCGAATAGATTAAATCCATCGGGAACATTCAACTTCTCGCAAGTGATTGCTGACTGCTCGGCAGCTTTACCCAAAAGGGGAAGCCGCGAACAGACAAACGAATCACCCTCGCATTCTACCCTAGAAAGTAGATAAGCGAGATCAAGAGCGAGAGGCTGATGAAAAGGAGCAGCGGCCGAAGTGGAGGTACTAAAGTACTCCAAATCAGCAAATAAAGCTGTGTAGAAGGTTGTAATCAGTGACATTGGGGTCTCCTTATTACAGGTTTCCTCACTGTCCCAGATGACTAACCTCAATCTTGAGTATTCATGATGGACCTTATAAAGGCTATTATGCCCGTTAAGATCACCACGACTACACTCAAGAGACCAACAGTGTGCGGGCTCAGCATAAAACCTCCAATGACTGGTGGTAAGCTTCCTAAGGGACGAACTTTAGTCAAGGACTAAAGGTCGCGACCTTCGAGAAGCGCCACGCGGTTAACGGTGGTCGACTGTAGAGCCGCATTATCATTCAGCAGAGACGCAACGACACCGAGATATTGGACCATGGTCGTCTCAGTAATGGTAGCAGTGTCTTTTGGGACACTGATATCCACTGTGATTGAACCAGTAGCCAACTTCCCGGTAGAGGTGTTCCGCTGAATCGTGGTCAATCGCAACAGCACATGGTCATTTGCCGTAGCGGCAGATGCTGTGAGCTTGCGAATCACCTCCAGCTTGACCGGTGTTGAAAGCGGATTGCCGGATACTTGATATACGGCACCCGTTTCCGAACACGATACAAGCGAGAAGGTGAGCTGCGCCGAATTAGAATCATACGGCGTAAGTGAGGAAGAAGCCATCCGAGACCTCCTACAGAAAGAAATGAGAACAAATTACAGCGTGTTCTCGACACTGGGTTTCTAGCTCTGCGATAGGTTAAGTCGCATGCTACACCTATGGCGCATGATCTATCTTAGGTATCCAGAAAGAATCTGGAGACCTAAGGAAAGAAGATCAGCACCATGGAGAACGGAAAGAC